GATCAACGAGCTGTCGCATGCCGTCCGCATCAAGAACGACCAGACCATTGACGCCCAGCGCGTCCCGTTCTCGATGCGCTCGGAAGCCCTCGCCGGCCTGTCCGACTGGTACTCCGATCGCCTGTCCATGATGGCATTCATCCAGTGGTGCGGCTACACCGCGCCGACGATGGTGTTCGAAGGGCGCACGGTGAACCTGACGGCCAAGCACTGGGGCTTCAACGCGCCTCTGGCTCCGTCCACCAACCGCATCCTTCGCCCGGCAGCCGTGGCGAACGATGAATCCCTCGTCGATGCCAACGTCTTCACGCTCGATCTGATCGACAAGGCGGTGGAGAAGGCCAAGCTCGCCAACCCGAAGATCCGGCCGGCGCGCGTCAACGGCGAAAACTACTACGTGATGTACCTCCATCCCACCCAGGTTACGTCCCTGCGGACCAACACCTCGACGGGCCAGTGGATGGACATCACGAAGGCCGTCTACAACGGCGCCAAGGCGAACAACCCGTTCTTCGACGGCTCCCTTGGTGTCTACAACCGCGTCGTGCTGCGTGAAGCAGAGCACGTCACGGAAGGTGTATCGACTGCCGGCGCCCGCGTTGCCAATACGCGCCGCGCCGTTCTGCTCGGTGCCCAGTCGGCGGTTGCGGCCTTCGGCATGAAGAACACGCCCGAGAAGTACAAGCAGGTAGAAGAACTCTTCGACTACCAGCGCGAACTCGGCGTGGCCGCTCAGACCGTCCTCGGCCTGAAGAAGACCCGCTTCAACACGCTCAACGAGGATTACGGCGTCATCACCGTGTCCACGTATGCGGCCCCGGCATAAGGAGGCCTGACCATGGCAACCAACGACACTGTACAGCCGAAAATCGGCCGTCAGCTTTCGCTCCAGGTGATGCACACCCTGCGAAAGAAGATCCGGTTTGACGATGCAAGCCTGTCCGGCATCGTGGGGGTCCTCCCGAAAGGGGCGATCATCCACACCGGCACGCTGTTCACGACCACCGCCTTCAACACCGGCACACTCAATGTCGGCAAGCAGGGCGGTGACGCGGACGAATACGCATCGGCTATCGTCATGACATCGGCCGCAACTGCGTTCGATGATCTGGTGATCGGCAACATGCTCATGACCGAGGAAACGGTGATGACCTACGCCCGCAGCGCGACCCAGTCGTCGGGCGAAGGCTACATCGTCGTCACTTACTCCGTCGACAACGGCTAAGGCCGCAAGGGTCGGGAGAAATCCCGGCCCTTTCCTCTTTCCTCAGAAAGGAACCACCATGGCCGTCACCGGCACCAATTCCGAAAACAAAGACAGCCGTTTCGTCGTTGAAGAGCTTGTCGTCAACGGCCAGGAGTTCGCCCCCGCCGCGCAGGCAGGTGCAATCGCAGACGTTGTTGTCACCGGTACCTATGCCACCGACGACGACGGCATTGCGGCTGGTATCAACGCCATTCTCGCCGTGCTCCGCTCCAACGGGCTGATCGCATCGTGAACGGCTACATGGACACCGACTGGGTGCTTGTTGACTTCGACGAACCGAAGAAGGCAGCACCCGTCGCCCCGGCCAAGCCTGAGAAGGGTGTTTGCCACAAGTGCGGCAAGCATGTCGGCAAGGGCGTGCATTTCCACGCGATGAATTGCGATGGCAATCCTTCAAGCGCTCGCTGACCTCGGTTTCAGCAATACGGCCATCGTTGGCGACAAGGACGGCGTGGCGACCGTTCGCATCCGCACGTCGAAAGGCTGGGTTTACGAGCGTTTTTCCTCGTCCGAACAGGTTGCGCCGTGGGCCACCCGTTATTCTCCGGAGGCTACCGAATGACGATTACCGTTGAAACAGGCGGCCCGCTCGGCACGACACCTCCGGTGCTCGACCCGACGACATTCGCGAACCTCGCTGTGCAGATAGCCGACGAGATCGACGACACGACCGACGAGTATGCGGGGCAGATCCAGTCCTCGATCTACCAGGCGATCCGGTGGTGCGAGCGCGAAGTCTACTATTTCAACGAGACGCGCGATGTGACTTTCCCGACAGTCGAGGGGCAGGAATGGTACGGCGGGGATCATGAACAGATTCCGCGCCTTGTCCGCATCGTCGCGGCCTACAGCGAACGCCCCGATGGTGAGCGCTACATGCTGCGCCGGGAGATGCCGGACACCATGGAATTGCTTGCCGACAACACCGCGGCGCGCGGCGAGCCCTATTCCTTCACCTATTTCGACCAGAAAATCCGCCTGTACCCGATCCCAGATGCGACGGTCTACACGATCCGGCTGCAACTCGGCCCGTACCGCTTGGCGCCGATCACGGCGACGAACGAAGCCAATGCCTGGACCACCGAGGCCTACGACATGGTGAGAGCCATGGCGAAACACATCCTCTATCGTGATATCCTGAAAGACGACAACGAGGCGGCCAAGGCGCTGGCGGTCTATCAGGCGGAACATGAAGCGCTCAAGGCGGAAACCTCACGTCGCAACGGCCGCGGCGTCATCATCGCGACGTGCTTCTAGCCATGTTCGTTGCGGCAGCAGAGTATCGCCCAGACGTGGCAAGCCTGAATACGACGTTCACGGACGAGGTGCGCAATGTCCTCGTCGCGGACGGGTCCTACATCCCAGCCCCGTCGTTCGCCGCGATCAGTGACGCACTTGAAAGTGCCCCGTTAGGGTGGATTTCGGTAAAGACGCTGGCGGGCGGCACGATGTTCTTTGCGGGAACGGCCGGCAAACTGTTCGTGCTCAACACGACAACGCTCGCGTGGGATGACGTGTCGCAGACCGGCATTACCTATGCCGCTTCCGGCGTTTCGCCGTGGTCGTTTGCGTTGTTCGGAAATTTCGTGATCGCCGTCAACCAGAACAACGACCCGCAAGTCTTCGAGATCGGCACAGACCTTGAGTTTCGCGACCTTGGCGGCAGCCCGCCACGCGCTGGCGTCGTCAAGGTATGGGGCGCATTCGTCGCCCTGATGTGGCTGACCGGCAACCCTAACCGGGTGCAGTGGTCGGGGCTTGAGGATTGCGAATTCTGGACGCCAGGCAGCAACAACAGCGACTATCAGGACTTCCCTGATGGGGGTATCGTCCAGGGGTCTACCGAGGCGACCAATCCGATTGTCTTTCTTGAGGGCGCGATCCAGCGCGCTACGTTCGTCCCCGGTTCGGTCGAGGTGTTCACCTTCCAGAAGATCCACGATAAGCGCGGGGCCAAGTCGCGGAACTCGATCGCATCGCGCGGGGCTTACGCCTTTTACGCTGACGAGGGCGGGTTCTTCCAGATTTCGCCTGATGGCTCGGTCTCCCCGGTCGGGTTCGAGAAGGTGGACAGGACGGTATTCGGGCGGCTGAATGCGTCGTCCATCGGCAACATCATGGGGGCTGTGGACCCGTTCTATTCCCGCGTTTACTGGGCGCTGGACGTGGCCGGCGAGGGCGTTTTCACTGAAATGCTCGTCTATGACTGGCAGCTTGGGAAATGGACGATGATCGACATATCGGTCACTGGCATATTCCCGTTCATCACCCTTGGCTACACCTTGGAAAGCCTCGACAGCATCAGCGCCTCGCTCGATGCCTTGCCGTTCTCCCTCGACAGCAAGGCATGGCAGGGCGGCGCTCCGCTCCTGGCAGCGTTCAGCGATGACTTCCGGCTCGGGTCGTTCTCCGGCGGGAACATGGAGGCGATCATTCTCACGCCCGAGATTGGTGACACGAGCGGACAGGTCATGCGCACGACCAGCAGCTACCCGGTTGTGGATACAAGCAATGTGTTCGTATCGATCGGTGCCCGCATGTCGCGAGACCAAGGCGTGCCGGTCGTGTGGACAGCAGAGCAGGTGCCGTCGTTCAACACCGGGCGCGTTCGCAAAAGGTCGCGGGCGCGTTTCCATCGGTTCCGGGTGCGGATCCCGGCGGGGACGCCATGGACGCACATCAAGGGCATCGATTTCGACAGCGTTCCGGCGGGCACACGATGAGCGCGGCGCTACATCTGACGACTGACTGGCCGATAGAGCGGGTCTTGTCCTACGGGCCACAGATCACGGCGGCGATGAAAAAGGTCATCGAGCGATTTCCGGAAGATGCCACACTGAAAAGCATGGCCGACGATGTTCTTTCCGGAGCTGTTCAGCTTTGGCTCATGCTGGACGGCGAGGACTTCAAGGGCATCGTCATGACGGACGTGCAGACCACTCCGGCGACTGGACACAAGGCGGCGCGGATCGTGGCTCTTGGCGGCGTCGATGGCGTGGAACTCTGCCCTCACATCGAAACGATAGAGGCATGGGCGTGGGAGCAGGGCGCGGATTGCGTACTCCCTGTCGGCCGCGTCGGATGGAAGAAGCCGCTTGAAAAGCTCGGATATAGCATCGAGCGCGTCGTTTACAGGAAAGACAGGCCGCTATGAGCACCAGCAGCAAGCAAGAGACGACCAATTCCCCGCCGGACTGGGCAAAGCCGCTTTTCGAGCAGTCGGCGTCCGAAGCGAAGACGATCTATGATAGCGGGGCCGGTGGCAACGTCTACCAGGGCAACACCGTCGCCGGGCTTGGGAAAACCACACAGTTCGGCATCAACCGCGTGAATGATGCGGCGAATGGTTGGAACACCGGGAAGGGCACCTATGGCCAGTTCGGGAACATAGCGAGCGGCCAGACCGGGATTTCCACGGAGGGCGACTATCGCAACATCCTGAAGCAGGCGCAGGCTCCCACGTCGGCGGCTTCGAACCTTGGCGAGATGGCATCCGGCTCGTTCCTGAAGGAGGGCAACCCCTACTTCAACGAAATGCTCGGCAACCAGATGGACAAGACGGCGGCGCGCATCCAGAGCCAGTTTGCAGGCTCCGGCCGCTATGGATCGGGCGCGAATACGTCGGTTCTCGGCAGCGAACTCGGCGCGCTTTCCACCAACGCGCTCTACAACCAGTATAACCAGGATACGCAGAACATGATGGCGGCGAACGGCATGATCGATGCGTCGAACGCCACGGCTCTTGGCCAGCAGAATGCAGCGGTCCAGGGGATTTCGGGCGTTCAGGGCCAGAACATCGGCAACCAGCTTTCCGCGCTGACCTCGCAAGCGGGACTCGACCAGCAGAACTTCGCAAACCGTCTTGCTGGCGGTCAGGCGCAGATCGAGGCCGGACAACTGCGGGACGCCAACAAGCAGGCGCAGCTTACTGCGGACTTCACCAAGTGGCAGTCGGAAGACATGCAGCCATGGACGCGCCTTGGCCTGCTCCAGGCGGCGGCGGCTGGCGCGGCTGGAAACTATGGCACGAACACGCAGACAAGCTCGCAGGGCATGAACCCGTTGAGTATGCTCGGCGGCATTGGTTCTCTCGCAACGAAATCGGATGTACGGGCGAAGGTGGGTATCGTTCCAATCGGCGTCGAGAACGGGCACACCGTCTACGAATACAGCTATCGCGGCTCGCGCGTCCGGTGGGTCGGCGTCATGGCGCAAGAGGTCATCGAGAAAGACCCGCTGGCCGTCACGATCACTCCGGATGGCCTGTTCGCCGTCAACTATGACCGCATTGGCGTGACGTTCAGGAGGGCAGCATAATGGCCTTCAACATCATGGACCTGTTTTCCCAGACGGCGCTCAATCGGCTTCTCCAGCCGGCGCAGAACGCGGAAGGGGTGCAGAACTTCCTTGCGAGCCCCCAGGCGGCGGCGCAGTTCGATCCCGCTCGGTTCGCTGGGAGTGATCGCCTCCCTGCTGTTGGCATGGATGCATTGCGCGAGCGGATGGACGGCCAGCCGGTCAACGTCGCTCAGGCGTCCCCTCAGAGCGACCCTTGGGCCGGATTGCGCGAGCAGGACGTGGTGCAGGTCGATCCGACGATGACCGGCGCGACACGGCAGCCCGCACAGCCCGCTCAGGCGGTTGCGCAGAAGCCCGGCAGCCTGTTCCCGTCGATCGACAAGGCCGCACTGAATGACATGTTCCTGGGCATGGCTATGGGCCAGACGCCGCAACAGAGTCTTGCGCTCGG